GGCATTGAACACGTAGAAAGTTTTGACTTTGGTGCTAACAAAGATGAACACGCAAGTGACGGCAGAGCAAAACTATATACAAGATTTGCTAAACAACTTGCTAGTAAACTAGGTTGGAAACTAGATCAAAGTACCACTGGTAACGGTGACACAGCATTTTTCAAACTAACTAACCCTAATCCAACACCACGTGAACAAGAATATTGGGACGCACTGGATGAAAACGTTACAGAAGCAGCCGGAGTTGGGCGTATCGTAAAAGGTGTAAATACAACTGTTGATGTAGGACCCGATGAAATCATCAACCAAGTTAAAAAGTTTGGAAATGATGTGAATAGAGATGGTATACCTACTAAAAATTTAAGAACTAAATAGTAGTATATAATTCATATTAAGGTAATACATGTCAGAATATAACAAAGAAGTAGCAGATATTAAAAAGTCTACTGTTCCCATTAATCCAGATGTGCATAATCTGGGAAATTCTATGTGTTTTAAGACATATAATGATTTAATCATTAGTTTGCCTACTCGCACAGTTAAATGGTGTTGCAAAACAGTAATTTCTGATCCAGAACGACAAAAAGAATTAACATTCGATTTAGACACATTAAGTTTAGATTTTTTAATTAATCATCCAATACTTAAACAGCGTAAATTTGATTTGAGTGGCGGAACACAAAGTAAAGACTGTAAAATATGCTGGCAATCTGAAAAAGATAGTGGAAAAAGTGTACGTACTGATTATAATGAACACTTTGATCCGATGTGGAAGAATAGATTTCACTCAGCCAGTAATCACCCTAAAAAAGCAATCGCATTTAATCAAGATATGCAAGATCGTAATTTATTTAGATTTATTGAAATTGAATTAACGAATAAGTGTAACATGGCATGCACATATTGTTGGGAAGGTAATAGTACTCGTTGGCAGAAAGAGTTAAAAAGACGGATGCCTGATACTGACGATGCGATGTTTGACAAAACAATTGATATTCTAAATGAGTGGTGGGAAAAGGATTTACACAAACAAAAGTATGTAGCATTTAGCCTATTAGGTGGTGAACCATTCTTTACCGATCACATGTATAGATTTATGGAAAATTTCTTAGTAAATCTAAATGATACTAAATCAGATGAGCAAAGAATTGTCATTAATGTCACTACTAGTTTAAACTTTCCAGATAAAAAATTCGAAAGATTTATAGAGTTAGTAGAACGTACTCCTAATATACACTATATGATGCAATTATCAGGTGAAGCAATCGGAAGAAAAAATGAATTAATAAGATGGGGCATGTCTTGGGACAAATGGGATGAAAACTTAGGTAAGTTTTTAGATTCGGGAAGCAGACTAACAAACTTAACTAATGGTTTTGGTATCGCACACAATTCATTAAGTCTTCCTTATTTTAAGGATTACCTTGTTTACTTAAATGAGAAATTAAAGAAACATCCACAAGGAAAAGATCGATCCGTATACTTTCATACTAATTGGGTTGATAATCCATCACACATGGGAGTACGCATGTTAGATAAGAAATATAAACAAAACGTACAAGAAGCAATAGACTATTTTAAAAATGAGTTTAATCATAAAACTTATCAAAAAGATAGATATGTGTCAGTATTAGAAACAGTGAGAGACATGGTAGATAGCCAAGTAACTGAAGAACAAAGAATGTGGGCATATAAACAGTTTGCAATGTTAGAAAAAAGACGCAATATAGACTTTTCTGAGGTTTTTCCACACTATAATGAGCTAATCGGTCTGAACAAAACTTAATAAAATAACTTTAATGATAAATACTATTATGAAAATTAATGAAATAATATCCGAAACCTTTGCTGGCTCGTTTGCTAGTGTGAACACTTCTTTAGGTGGCGGAGATCCTGCGGCGAGCATATATGCTAAGAAGCCTGCAAAAAAGAAAAAGAAACACAAGATGGGATATTCATCAGATGTAGGTAATCTGGTTTATAAAAATCCTGTTAAAACTAAAATGATTAAAAGGTAGCAAAACAATGAAACTGTCACAACTTATTGAAAACTTTGTAATCTCAAATGACGAATTTGAAGATTATCTAAACCGAGCAACGGAACAATTGATGCAAGAATTGCAATCAGGAAAAAATCCAAGGGATGCAGTACACGATCTAGCATTGACATTTGCTGACCAACATAATAAATCATATGATGCATATACACGTATGTCAGATTCATTATCTGCAAGAATGCATACACTAGAATTAGGTGGATCAACATCTACAGAAATAGCTCCTACCGATATGACGAACGGACCAGATGCTATGGGTATGGACGATATGGGATCAGAACCAGAGATGATGACAGACCCAATGGGTGACATGGAAATGGAAACTCCAGCACAAGACGAAATGCCAGGTGACAGTGACATGGAAGATTATGCTGCGGTAATGGACAATGAACCAGAAATTGAAGAATCATATTCTCAAGGTGACGAAAATGAAGAAGGCATGGTAAGTAATTGCTGTGGCGCTCCTATTATGGATGTTTATCAAGGACATGGCAGATGCTCAGATTGTAAAGAAATGGCAAGTGCTGAACTTGAAGAAAGTGTAAACGAAGGTACAAAAGGCTGTGCTGATTGTGAATGGATCAAAGACGAAACAGATGGTGACATTGATACATGTGATGAATGTGCGGCAGAAAAGCGCAAGACTAATGAATCATCAGATGAAGATGAAAAAGCAATAAGACGTGCGTTTGCTAAAGCAGATGAACCAGAGCGCGGCGAGAAACCTAAAAAGGTATCTCTAAAGAAAGCTCCATGGGAAGAGTCAGTAAATGAAGCGAAAGCATCGATCCTAGACCAACTAAAAGGTATTGTAGATGACAAGCAAGCGAAATCAATCAAGTTTGATGACGGTTCTTCAAAAGTAGATATGTTCACAGCATCAGCTATTACACAAGTACACGCTAAAGTAAACGATGATAACAAAGCTAAAATTGAAAAAATGCTTAACACTCGTACAGGTTTAATGAAGATTGCTAAAGTTGCAATGGGTGCATTAAAAGAAGGTAAACTAGATGAAGTACTTCCAGCAGTAGGTGCTGTTGCGGGTGGTGTTGCTAGAGCAGTAGGTGCTGTTGCGGGTGGTGTTGCTAGAGCGGCAACGTCAAAAGGCATTAAAGGTGCTGCAACACGTGCGGGCATCAAGGGTGCTGTAAAGAGTGCATTCTCTAATGAAGCAGAAGAAATGGCAGGCAAGATTGTTCGTACAAGTTCACGTCAGTCATTCTCAGAGTATAATGAATTTTATAAAGCATTAGACTCAGCGGCTAAAGCAGGCAAGAAAGCTGGCGATACTATTGAAGTTAGTGGCAAGAAAGTAAAGCTAAAGTCAAATCCAAAAGAAATTCATAACTTGTCAGACGCAGAGATGGATAAAATCGATGCACTAGCACTACGTCTGAACGAAAAAAGTTGTTCATCAAAATATAAAAAATAACTATTGACATAAGAACACCTCTGTGTTATATTAAAGGGAACTCAAATAGAGTTCCTTTTTTTATGACCTTATGAGGAGATTAATATGTCATTAGATTCAGTTTCAAGCGAAGAAAAAGCAAAACTAAAGCAACTTGTAGACGAAGGCTGTTCAGTACTACAAGAAGTAGACGACCTTAAAGGCGGACTACGTGATACAGTAAAAGCAATTGCAGAAGAGTTAGATATCAAACCAACTGTACTTAATAAAGCAATCTCAATTGCACATAAAGCACGTTTGCAAGAAGCAAAACAAGACTTTGAAGATGTAGAAACAGTACTTCAGACCGTAGGACGCACATTATAAATGAGTTATGTAGACGCATACTACAACAAAGATAAAGATATCGTACAAGTTGTAGAACGTGTCAATGGCAAGAGGATCTATCAAGATTATCCTGCTTGGCGCACGTTCTATGTACGTGACGATAGTGGTAGTCACCGAAGTATTCATGGTGAGAAAGTTCGACAAGTGAAAGTCAAACGTAAGAAAGACTTACACAAAGAATTACGGATGCATTCTGATAAAAAGATTTATGAGAGTGATATCAAGCCAGAGATTAGATGTCTTGCTGAAAATTATCTTGGCAAGGATTCTCCCAAGTTGAATGTAGCGTTTTTTGATATCGAGGTTGACTTCGATGCCGCACGTGGCTTTGCTCCGCCCGAAGATCCGTTTATGCCTATTACTGCAATTACAGTAGCATTGCAATGGACTGGACAACTTGTAACATTTGTTATCCCACCTGAACATATGCGTGAAGGTGAGGGATTAAAAGAAGCACAACGACTATGCGATAAGTTTGAAGATACGTTCTTGTATCTCAGCGAAGCAGATTTGTTGAACGACTTCTTATCTCTTATCGAAGATGCAGATGTGCTTAGTGGTTGGAACAGTGAAGGCTTTGATATTCCATACACTCTTAATCGTATTGTGCGTGTATTGAGTAAGTCACATACACGTAAGTTATGCCTGTGGGACTTATATCCTACTCCTAAGAGACTTATTAAGTTTGGTAAAGAGCAAACAAGTTATAACTTACTCGGACGTATTCACCTCGATTATCTTGAACTATACCGCAAGTATACATATCATGAAATGCATTCATATTCACTTGATGCTATCGGCGAGTACGAACTTAATGAACGTAAGATTGCATATGAAGGTACACTAGATCAATTGTACAATCAAGACTTCTATAAGTTTATCGAATATAACAGACAAGATACTGCATTACTTGATAACCTAGATAAGAAGCTACGCTTCATTGATCTTGCAAATGAAATTGCACATGATAACACTGTTAATATTCAAACTACAATGGGCGCTGTTGCTGTTACTGAATCAGCTATCATCAACGAAGCACACAGGCGCGGTATGGTTGTTCCAGATCGTAAGCGTAGATCATGGGATACAGAAGACGATGATTATGAACCTACACGTGAAGAAGAGGAAGCTGCAGAAGCACAGAAAGCGGCTGGTGCTTTCGTAGCAGATCCACAGAAAGGTCTGCAAAAGTGGGTAGCGGGCATCGATATTAACTCTCTGTATCCGTCTATCATTCGTGCGCTGAACATGTCACCAGAAACTATTACTGCACAACTTCGCCCCGACTTGACAGATGAAATGATACAGACACGTATACGTAATGGGCGTGGTGGCAAGAACAAAGGCTTTGGTGCTGCACAAGCATGGGAAGATACATTCTCTACAGAAGAATTTCGTTTACTAAATGAAAAAGATAAGACACAAATCATGACACTTGATATGGAAGATGGTTCTTCACATGAATTAACTGGTGCTGAAGTCTCAGACTTGGTATTTAGTGGTGATCTTCCGTGGGCTATAAGTGCAAACGGAACTATCTTTAAGCAAGATGTACAAGGGATCATACCTAGCTTACTTGAACGTTGGTATGCAGAACGCAAAGTATTGCAAGCTAACAAAAAGAAAGCAATTGAAAAGGGTGATGCAGAAGAAATTGCATTCTGGGATAAGCGCCAGCTTGTTAAAAAGATTAACTTGAACAGTTTGTATGGTGCGATTCTTAATCAGGGTTGTCGCTTTTATGATAAACGTATCGGTCAGTCAACTACTCTCAGTGGCAGGTGCATCACACGACATATGGGATCTAAGACAAATGAAGTGATCGATGGCACTTATGACTATAAAGGCAAATCAGTTATCTATGGTGATACAGACTCTATCTATTATTCGATGTATCCGTCATATAGCAAAGAGATTGATAGTGGCGAGATTGAGTGGGATAAAGAGATTGCTCTTACGATGTATGATGAAATTGCAGATCAAGTAAACACAAGTTTCCCTGACTTTATGAAAGAGTTTTTCAATTGTCCACGTAAACAAGGTGAAATCATTGCTGCAGGACGTGAGAACTTAGCAACATCAGCAATTTTTATTAAGAAGAAACGCTATGCTATGCTTATCTATGATGATGATGGAGAACGCCGTGATGTAGATGGTAAGCCTGGCAAAGTTAAAGCTATGGGACTTGACTTGAAAAGGTCTGATACTCCAGACTATATGCAAACATTTCTTAGTTCCTGTTTGCTTAAAGTTCTTACTGGTGGTAATCAAGATGATATCGTTGATATGGTCAAAGACTTTAAGAAAGAGTTTCGTGATAAACCTGGTTGGGAGAAAGGCACTCCAAAGCGAGTTAATAACTTAACTAAATTCAAAAACGATGTAGCGAAGTATAAAAAAGCACAAAACGCAGACTTTAAATTGCGTAGTTCAGAAGACAAACTACAAAAGCCTAGACTTCCAGGACATGTGAGTGCGGCTCTTAATTGGAATACTTTACGTGAAATGCATAGTGATAGATACTCAGTTGAGATTACAGATGGTATGAAAACTATTGTATGTAAACTCAGAGACAATCCTATGAAAATGACAAGCATTGCATATCCAATTGATGAACCTCGTATTCCACAATGGTTTCAAGAACTTCCGTTCGATCATGATTTGATGGAAACAACTATCATTGATAAAAAGATTGACAACTTGATTGGCGTTCTAAAGTGGGACTTACGTAATGCAAATGCATCAGAAACATTTGAGGATTTATTTTCATTCTAATGGCTAAGAAAACGTACACAGAACTAGTATCCAGTTTAGGGAGGAATGCGGCATCAGATGAATGCTACACTCCTCCCGACCAAGTACTTCCATTGTTACCATATTTGGATAAGACAAAGACTTACTATGAAGCAACTAGTGGAATATCTAGTTTGTTAGTAGAAGGCTTTAAAAAATATGATTATAACATCGTAGCAAGTAATGGAAAAGACTTCTTTGATTGTGAACCGGATGACGTACATGATGGGATTATAACTAACCCACCATACAGTATAAAAGATAAGTTCATTGAGCATTGTTATGCTCTTGGTAAACCTTTCGCACTACTACTGCCTATCGCAAGTTTTCAAGGAAACAAACGTGGCAAGATGTTTATGGAACATGGTATGAGTGCATTAGTATATAACAACAGAGTTGACTTTACAGGTGGGGGTAGTCCTACATTTGGTAATGCTTGGTTTATGTGGGGTATACTACCAAATAATACTATTCATTGGGTTGATAACCCAAAGATTGGTAATACTAAAAAGAAAACTACCGCAATTGAAAAAGAATCATTTGACAAGCTATTCAAATTGTGATAGCATACTTCTACTTAAATCAAATCAGTGAAGGGAAAAATATGAGACTAACTGATATTAAACTAGAGAACTACATAGGCACCGTACTAGAAGTTGAAGGTATCGGTGATGGCAAATATGGCAACGTAATTGAAAAATGGGTAGTGCATAATGTGCTAGGATTAGATAGTTATAATACTGGCGAAGGACCTGATATTCTCAATGGAGAACACAGTATTGAAATCAAATCACAAAGTACACATACTGATGCAAATGTTACAATAACTGGATTGACACCGTCTGATCTTAAAAGTTATGATAACTGGAGTAAATTAAAGAAGCAAAAAGCTAATAGTGATTTTATCTTTGTGACATACGATGCATACGATGGTGTAATTGAAATCGTAGATATGATAGTCATTCTTAGAAGTGAATTTACTGATATATTCGAAAGAAAAATTCGAGCTGCATTAGCTAGACCAGGTAAAACTATTGATGGTGTAATTGTCGAAACTGGAAAGTACCCGAGATTACGTATTACTCAAGATAGAGTAAAAAAAGATATCATACGTAAATCTAGTAAAGCAAAACATTCTACTATTGACTCACTGTTCGAAGTGTGATATAATAGTAATTAATAAAATATAGGAGAACACATATGCGTGATATTTTAAAAGACGTGGTAAAACACACACATTCGCTTGGGATTATTCAAGCAGTGAAAGTAACAACAGACGAAGATACAACAGTATTAGATGCGATGGATGATGATCGTACAGTTGTATTACGTGCAAAGATGCACAATCGTGTACCAGAATTTTCTGGTAAGTTCGGTCTAGGTCGTCTAGGCGTATTGAATGGTTACTTAGGCTATGAAAGTCGTAACAATGAAGGCGAAGTAGTATCAACAGGTGTTGATATCAGTCGTGTAGAACGTAACGGCGAAGAAATTCCAGCGGCATTTAATTTTGCTATTCCTGGCATTATGAATTCAACTTATCGTGTAATCGTAAGTGAACTTGTTGATGCACAGATTAAAACAGCAAACTTTAAAGGTGCTAAGTGGGACGTTGAAGTTATGCCAACACAGCAAGCAATCAAAGATTTGCAACAAACTGCGGCTATCTTGTCAGCATATGATCCTCTATTCACAGTGAAAACAGTAGATGGTGATTTGCAATTTACAATTGGTGATGCATCAACTGATAAAGCAGATTTGACATTCGCACGTAATGTAAGTGGTGAATTGAAATCAGGTTGGTCATTTCCACTAGCAACAGTTCTAACAATCTTAAAGCTAGGTGATACATCATCTATGAGCATTAAGATTTCAGATCAAGGTGCAATGGCTATTCACGTAGACTCAGGAATGGGCCTATATGAGTATATTTTGCCTGCTAAATCTGGCAATTAACCTAAATAGAAGTATAACAATACAAAAGGATACAACAATATATGGTTAAAGATTTAGGTAAAAACAATATTAGTAATGAGCAAGCAGTATTTCTGCCTGCTATTTCGAACTTCTATGTTCGTAAGATTTCACAGCACTACGCAGGTACAACAGACATGTTCCCTCCTGAGCGTATCCCTGAGGGGTTCGAACATGGTCTAGATGGTCTTAACATTTTAGATAAAGATAAAGGCTATGTGTACTATTCACATGGTCTTTACTCTGCTGGCCATGCTGAATTAGACTTAGAAAAAACTAAGATCGAAGATGGTATGATTGTGAATCGTGATAGAGAAAACACAGTACTAGTTGGGGATTCAGGTGGGTATCAAATTGGTACTGGTGCTTGGAAACTTGATTGGAATAAATTCTATGATGCTGATGGGAGTTGGCATGAAGCACGTCATGGTATTATGGCATGGCTTGAAGAATATTGTGATTACTCTATGACACTTGATATTCCAGGTTGGGCATGTTTGCCACAGTACCGTGATAAGAACGGTATTAAAAACTGGGAAGAATGCGTAGATAAGACAATCTTTAATCATGAATATTTCATTAAACACCGAACACCTGGTAAGACTAAGTTCTTAAACACATTACACGGTTCTAATTGGGACACTAGTGAAAAGTGGTATGAGATGGTCAAGCACTTCAATGACAAGTCAGTATATGGCGACAGAGCATTTGAAGGTTATGCGATGGCTGGTGATCATGCGGGTGATGCTGAATTGTTATTGCGTAGACTTATTCGTTTACGTGATGATGGTCTTCTTGGTCAGGAAGACCAAGATGATGTTTGGATTCACACTCTCGGTATTAGTGTTCTCCCTTGGGGTGCAATGTTAACTGCAATTCAAAGACAACTAAGAGAACATGTCAATCCAAACATAACAATCTCTTTTGATGCTGCGTCTCCCTACATTACAGCATCAAAAGGGTTAGCTTATGACTATCCCGACTTGAATGGTAATGCTTGGTCATACAAGACTAAAAAGTTAAATTGGCGTCAGGATATCAGCAATGATAAACAACCTTGGTTGTATGAAGGCGAAATCGGCTCACGTTTGAATATGCGAGATATCAACTACATGCAACCTGGTATGCTCAATCGAAACAAGAAAGAAGCTAAATCAAGCTGGGATAGTCTAAGCTATATTTTAATTCAAGCACACAATGCTGAATATCATATTCGTGGTATGCAAGATGCAATTCGTAGATTTGATCATGAGTATGAAATGTTACATGATAAAATAGATATCAATAATATTAACTTGGGTAAAACTAACAATCTATCAGATGTAGTACCAGATAAGGTTCTATACTTTGCAAAGTTTGTTGAAGTATTGTTTGACCCATCCACTAAAGACCCTATGCAAATGCTTACAGATTTTAAAGCATTCTTACGTAAATGTGAAGGTTCACGTGTACAGAATATTTCAACTACACCTGACTTCATGGAATTCGAAGAATCAAATACAAAGACAGAAGAATTTGTAGAAGCAGTGAAGGGCAAGAAACGAGAGTATGATACTCCAGTAGGAGTAGAAGACCTATTCGGATAAAGGAGGATTATAATGACACCCGAAAAGAAACAAGCAAGACTAGAAGCACTAAAAACTAAACACAGAACACTTGACAATCATATCCAAAAAGAGTATAAATTACATATGGATGTTTCTCAATTGAAAGCAGAGAAACTTCGAATGAAACAAGAAATATATGCACTAGAGCGAGAACTTGGGGACAATGGGTAGTTACTATAATTACATGCTAACAGAAACTAGGAAAGCAAACATGAAAGACGATATGGAAAAACAAAAACAAAATGCAAAACGTTGGATTTGGGTTACTTTTCAAAAAGAAGGTATTCACAAATATCCTGCAGCATTGACAGATCCTGCTTTAGCGACAGGTGATGAATACGATGTGTCTTTTTTGGGATATCCGCATCGTCACATGTTTCATTTCCGTGTAGCAATCAAAGTAACACACAATGACAGAGATATTGAATTTATTCAATTCAAACGATGGTTAGAAAACTTGTACAAAGATAATGTTATCGAACTTGATTACAAATCGTGTGAAATGATGTCTGATGATTTGTTCGATCAAATCGTTGCGAAATATCCCGGACGAGATATCAAAATTGAAATCTCCGAAGATGGTGAAAACGGAGCGTTGATTGAATATGTCGCTCAGTAATGAAATACAGGAGATGGTTCGGGTAGTTCCGGATCATCCTCAACCTGGTATTATGTATCAAGACATGGCTAGTATCTTTAATCATCCATCTGGATTGACTAAAGTTGTACAAGCATTTCAAGAACAGAATATCATCTATGATAGAATAGTAGGACTTGATGCACGTGGCTTTCCAATGGCTGGTGCATTAAGTGCTATTACAGGTAAACCGTTTGCAATGGCTCGTAAGAAAGGTAAACTTCCCGGCGAGACTATTTTTACGGAATACGAATTAGAATACGGTACAGACGAACTACACCTTCAAAATGACTCAGTGTTAGACGGCGACCGTGTTCTAGTAATTGATGATGTAATTGCAACTGGTGGGACACTACTAGCGGCAGCATCATTAATTGAACGATTGAATGGCAACGTAGTTGGTATTCTTTCGATTATGGACTTGACTTTTTTAAGCGGGTCTGATAAGTTGAGAGCTAAGGGTTATCCCGTGTTCTCAATATTAAGTGAATAAATGGCAAGAGGAAATTAGATGCTATATCTTATAGATTTGGAGAGTGTTGAATCCCGCTACACAAAGCAGTGGAAGACACATCTCCCCACATTGTTGCAAAGTAACGGTATTGATGTTACTGTGATTGACGGTCCAACCGACATTCCAGAAGCCACTACGCCCGGTGCTTTTCTTAACTTCGGCGGAACGAATATCTATAAGAGCGCACAGTTACAAAAGATAGCAAAACTTATCTGCGATGGCGAAGTCAAAGATGGGGATTACTTTTTGTATACTGATGCGTGGAATCCCACTGTTATCCAGCTGAAATATATGGCAGAATTGCTTGGGATAAAAATCCGTATCGGCGGACTGTGGCATGCTGGTAGTTATGATCCACAAGATTTTCTCGGACGTTTAATTGGCAATGCTTCATGGGTTCGTAAAGCGGAAATGAGTATGTATGATTGTTATGATGATAACTTTTTTGCTACTAAGTTCCATATTGATTTGTTTACAAATACATTTTGGGATGATGACCGTGATATCGACAGGCAACTACTTCACTCTATTAGACAAGTAGGTTGGCCTATGGAATACATTAAAGAGGATCTCAGTGAGTACAATAATATGGCGAAAGAGGACATAATTTTATTCCCACATCGTATAGCTCCTGAGAAACAGCCAGAAGTTTTTGACTACATTGCTGAACAGATGCCAGAGTATCAGTTCATTAAATGTCAGGACTTAAACTTAACAAAGCCAGAATATCACACCTTACTTGGTAAATCCAAGTTAGTGTTTAGTGCTAACTTGCAGGAAACTCTGGGTATCTCAGTATACGAAGGCCTGCAGGTTGGTGCTATTCCTATGGTACCAGATAGACTTTCATATAGTGAAATGTGGACTGAACACTTCAAATATCCAAGTGAGTGGACTACATCATTAGAAGCAACAAAGAAAAATATTGAAAATATTAAAGCATATATTCATATGCAAATGTCAAAGAATAGTGACCTAACTTGGACAATGAATGAAGAACTTGGACGAGTTAAGAAGTTCTTCCATGCAGATAAATTAATACAACATCTAAAAGGATAAAAAATGATTACGAGTTTTGTATATGTAGGAAGAGAAGCTGTAGAAATAATGCTTCTTACCTTTATGATTATTAATTCGATTAAACTAACTAAAACATTCGTACTAACTGCATTATCAGGTATACTATTAGGCGGTGTATTAGGACATACAATAGGCGATTTCTTGCATGGTTACGATGCATATATGTATGCAGGATTATCAGCTATGATGTTCTACTTATTTTTTACGAGTAGTTCATTGCCCGGTAAAATTAAATTAAATATGGAAAGATTAGAAAGCAAATCTGTATGTTGTGCTAAAATAGCCGGGTTATTTTTGGTTTGGTTAGTCTTCTTCCGTGAAAGTTTAGAAATCTTTGTGTTTATGTTTCAGAGTGTACACAATAATCTTCCATCCTGGATTGGGGCTGGAGCATCGGTTCTTTTGATAGTGTTCGTCTACAACTTTATGAAAGTATACAGCGACCGTTCGTTTAAGCCAGAAGTTAAAAAACTAATGTTCAAAATATCCAACTATGCATTCCTAGCATTTGGTATATTCTTTGCGTATGAAGCATACACTCATTCGCCATTAGTGAATCATTTACATATACTATAACATGAATATCGTTTAGATAAATACATATGATAGGGAGTATCCCAGCTACCTATCATATATTGGGAGAAATAATATGGCTCGTTACAGAGGTATGATTACAAACAACATCAAGGTTGATGCAACAATTAAAGTTCGCCGTTCAATCGACTTACGTGAATTGTCAGACTTTGGTTCAATCGCAGATGCCGCACAGGATTTACCAACATCAGGTGCAACACATCGCAAAGCCCTTAAAGGTTCAACATCAGCAACACGTGGATATGCAAATCTATCAACAGTTGCAGATGGTACAATCGTAGACCGTCAAGATATGGGTTCAATTGCTGACACAGCAAGAGACACATTAGGCTATAATGATGAACCTTACCTACACTAATTAATTTAAAATAAGTGTTGACAAATTAACCCACTTGTAGTATTATAATATTATGAGTGGGTTTTCCATATCCATATCTAAAATAAAGGAACATAGTATATGACAAAGACTTCCGAAATTAAGGAACGCTTGATAGCAGAAAATATCAGGCATTGGGCAGGGGACAATATTAGTCAAGTCCTAGAACCCGGAGACAAAGAAATTCTAATAGATGAAGCAACAGATGCGTTTGAAGCTGTATTAGATGCACTACTAATCGATAGACATAACGATCCGAATAGTATGGGAACAGCAAAACGTCTAGCAAAGATGTACTTCAATGAGATTATGCAGGGTCGTTATGAACCAGCACCTAGCGCAACAGCGTTTCCTAACGATAACGGACATACTTATAAAGGTATGTTAGTAGTTCGTTCTGAACTTAAATCAATGTGTTCGCATCATCATCAACCTGTTACAGGCATTGCATACATCGGTATCATTCCAGGTGAGAAAGTTATTGGACTTTCAAAGTACACTCGCATCGCACAGTGGTGCGCAAGACGTGGTACGCTGCAGGAAGAACTGTGTAACGATATCATGCGTGAAATTATTAAAGCAACTGATAGTGAACATGTAGGTGTTTACATTCAAGCAACACATGGCTGTTGTGAAAATCGTGGTATTATGGCACATAGTTCACTTACACAAACAACAGTACTTAATGGTGGGTTCTTAGATGATCCAAGTGTTAAGAAAGAGTTCTTTGATAACATTAAACTACAGCAGGAGTTTGCACCGCGATGAAGGATCCAAAAGTAACAGAGCTTGTTAAGCAACTCAATAAAGATATCATTGCTCTAAACAAAACTTGGGCAGAATTACATAAGAATGATGTTTATGTGCGTATGGAAATTGTTGGTGATTCCACATACGCAACGTTGAAATCTTTAAATGCAAGAGAAGTCACACAACATGTTAAGTATGTTACGGAATCTAAGGAGGTTAACTAATGGGTGATTATATTGTAGTGCGTCTTGCACAAGTGTTCATTGTAGCAGTGTTTGTAATGGGCATGATTAGTTTAGGTATTGAACTTTACACAGGAAGGCTCCCATTGTGAAACTAAGATATTCAGAAGCATTCTATTCACTTCAAGGCGAAGGCAAGTTTGTAGGAGTACCTAGTGTGTTCTTGCGTACTTTCGGTTGTAATTTACGTTGTCAAAATTTCGGACTAAATAAAGATAGAGTTAAATCTAGATATAATCCAGAAGTAGAACAACTTATTAAGGATGGGGTACATGAGACTACAAAACGATTTGAAGACTTACCTATTATACACACAGGATGCGACACATATGCTAGTATCTATCCTGAGTTCAAGCATCTAGTTCATGATTCAACTATTGATGAAGTAGTAGAGCATTTGCTTTCTCTTACTCCACAGGGTAAATGGACACAAGATGATGGACAAGATGTGCATCTTATTTTAACAGGGGGCGAACCGTTGTTGGCGTGGCAACGATTGTACGTAGAACTATTTGAACATCCACGCATGAAGGATCTAAAGAATGTCACATTTGAAACAAACACTACACAATATTTACATGATGATTTCTATGAATATCTCAACAACAATGACGATATTACAGTCACATGGAGTTGTTCCCCGAAACTTAGTGTTTCAGGAGAATCTTGGGAAGATGCTATTAAACCTAATGTTGCTGTTGAGTACCAGTGTGTTACTGATAGCGACATGTATCTCAAGTTTGTTGTCGCTAGCCAAGATGATTTTGCAGAAGTCGAAAAAGCTGTTAGTGCTTATCAAGATGCCGGGGTACAATGTCCAGTATATCTTATGCCGTTGGGCGGACGCAGTGAAGAATATTCCCTCAATGTTAAAGACGTGGCAGAAGCGTGTATGGCAAGAGGATGGAGATTCACTCCAAGACTACACATATCACTCTTCGGAAATGCCTGGGGAACTTAAAGAAAATGAACAATTACGTAGGGCTATGGAAGCTCCTATCGACTATGAACAATTAAGGAAACGACTATGAATCAAAACTATATTTTTACGAGCGAAAGTGTTAGCGATGGACATCCTGATAAGGTTGCAGACCAAATCAGTGATGCTCTAGTTGATGCTGGATTCAAAGCAGGCGATGAAACGACTCGTGTTGCTGTTGAAACACTTGTAACTACCAATCATGTAACATTGGCGGGCGAAGTAAAAAACTTTAACGTAAGCAAAGATGAAGTTAAAGAAATCGTGCGAAACAAAGTTAAAGAAATTGGTTACGAACAAGATGGATTTCACTGGGATAGATTAAACATCTATAATGAACTACATGCACAGAGTGCAGATATTGCACTTGGAACAGACGATTTCGGTGCAGGTGATCAGGGTATTATGTTTGGATATGCATGTAATGATAACGATGCATATCTGCCAGCACCTATATATTACGCACATGAGATACTTAAAGACCTCAAAGAAAAACGAAACACTGCTTATAAATTTCTATTACCAGATGCAAAATCACAAGTAAGTTTACAATATGAGGGTGGTAAAGTAAAACGTGCTGACCAGATTGTTGTAAGTACACAGCATACCGAGGGTTCTGAACAACTTCTTAAAAGTGCTGTTGGTGAGGCAGTGAATAATGTAATGGGAGATTTGATTGATGAAAATACTACATGGCATATTAATCCTACTGGTAAGTTTTGTTATTGGTGGCCTGATGGTGATGCTGGTGTTACTGGACGTAAGATTATCGTTGATACTTATGGCGGTTTTGCTCCTCACGGCGGCGGTGCTTTTAGTGGCAAAGATCCCACCAAAGTAGATAGAAGTGCGGCTTATATGGCACGTTGGTTAGCAAAGAATGTAGTAGCAGACGATATGGCTGATTGGTGTAACATTCAGTTGTCTTATGCAATTGGTGTTAAGCAACCAACAAGCATCTATGTAGAATCAAATGGGTATAGTAAGAGTATCGAAAAGTTTATCCGTGATAACATCGATTTAAGTCCAAAAGGGATTATCGATAGATTTGACATGTTTAATTTTTATAACTACAGTGAGAACTGTGTATACGGACATTTTGGCGACAAAGATGTACCGTGGGAAAAGATTGGGTGGTAATATGAGTTTTTATAAAACTAATGAAGAAAATGAAATCATTACAGTAGACGAATTTATTGCTGAATGGATGGATAAAGAAGAATATATCTTAGTCGATATTCGTGAACCAGATGAAATTCAGAAACAAGGGGCTGTTAAAAATACTTTTAATATCTCAATGTATGATATCCCAGAACAAATTGAAATGGCGCCAACATATATTGTTTGTATTTTTATATGTGATAATGGAGCCAGAGCAGAACAAGTTACAAAATATCTAAAAAATAATAATTTCGAAAATATGTTTGCAATTAAAGGTGGAATAGAAGCACTAGTAGAAGCTGTTCCAGAACTAAAGGTGTGATATGAATATTTTAAAACCCAAGACTTGGTTTATGACTGATGAAGAAATCAAGCGAAGTGATGCAAGAAAAATTAAAGATGAAAAAGATATGGATCAAGAAATTGCAAATATCGATTTAGAATTTGGACACATCACAACAGAAGAACATGCTAAGAAAACAGCAACAATTAAAGGTGAACCATATATCAAAGTAATTAATATGGATCTGGATAAAGAAAATCCAGGTGCTGGGCATTTTGAACTAGACTTTAACGAACACTTTGTAGAGTATCTAGCTAATAGCGGATATGAGGGAGTAGAAGAAGATATCATAGTTGATAACTGGTTCAATGATTTATGTAGAAACATTGTTTTAAGTGACTTGGAAGATGAAGAAGGTGAACCAAAGAGTTTTGATGTTACCAGTAAAGAAGGACTAATCATTCAACGTTTAAAGACTGGTGATGATAGTGTAGAATACTCTTGACAACAACTTAATAAACGTGTAAGATAGAATCAAATTACAATAGAGGATTACTAATGGCTACATTTATTCTTGTTGATAGTCTCAACATGTTTCATAGAGCAAAGCACGTAGGACATCGTGGGGCAGATATTGATACTAAAATCGGTATGTCATTTCATATTATGATGTCAAGCGTAAAAATGTGTTATAATATGTTTAATGCAGATCACGCAGTGTTTTGCTTAGAAGGTCGCTCATGGCGCAAAGACTTCTATACTCCATATAAAGCACAACGCCGTGCTGCACAACAAGCTAAGTCGGTACGTGATCAAGAAGAAGATGCAATCATGTTTGGTGCATATGATAGTCTTGTAGAGTTTGTTGAAACACGTACTAACTGCACAGTGTTGCAGAATAAAGAAGCTGAAGCAGATGATATGATTGCTCTATTCATTGCATCACATCCTAATGATCATCACATTATTGTATCAAGTGATAGTGATTATCAACAATTGATTTGTGATAATGTAACACTATATGATGGTGTTCAAAATCGTATCATCACACCTGACGGTTACTTCAAAGATGATAAGAAGCGTACTCCCATCAAAGACAAAAAGACTAAAGAAGTTATCCCTCCCCCTGACCCTGAGTGGTTGTTGTTTGAGAAATGTATCCGTGGCGATACAAGTGATAACATCTTTTCAGCATATCCCGGATGTCGTAAGAAAGGCACTAAGAATAAAGTTGGCATGATTGAAGCATTTGAGGATCGTAATAGTGGTGGCTTTAGTTGGAATAACTTTATGCTACAACGTTGGACAGACCATAATGGTGAAGAGCATACTGTACGTGATGATTATGAACGTAATAAGAAACTGATTGATCTTAACGAGCAACCGCATGATCTTAAAGTTAAGTTCCTTGAGACTATTGCAGAACGTAGTGTTCCCAAGAATAAAACAGGCGTAGGTATGCACTTTCTTAAATGGTGCGGCCTCTGGGATTTACAGAACTTAGCAAAAGCACCTGATGAAATGGCAGCTATTCTTAATAAAGGTTATCCACATGCTTAGATACATCTTTGATGTAGATGGTACACTAACTCCAAGTAGATGTGCGATTGATACAAAGTTTTTAAGATTTATGCTGAAATTCTGCAAAGAGAATTATGTATACTTTGCTACAGGCAGTGATGCACCTAAAACTATCGAACAAGTCGGAGACATGTTGTTTAACAGTGTAACACGTTCATATAATTGTAATGGTAACTCCGTATGGGAGAAAGGTGTCAACGTACATAATAACCCATGGAAGATAAAAGTTCCAGCACATCAAACATTAAGATACTGGTTAGATAATACACAATTTCCACATCTTACTGGTACTCACATTGAAGAACGTCCAGGTATGGTTAACTTCTCAATTGTGGGACGGGGTGCTAATACTGAACAACGTGCAGAGTATGTAAAATGGGATAAAGAATATAATGAACGTGAAAACATGGCATTGTATATCAACTATAATGATAATGAATTTAAAGATGTAACTGCAACTGTAGGCGGAGAGACTGGTATTGACATTGCTCCAACTGGATCAGATAAAAGCCAAATACTCAAAGATTTTACAAAGTCTGATACAATTATATTCTTCGGTGATGCTATCTTTGATGGCGGAAATGATTATACAATCGCACAAGCAATTAAGAAAAAAGGTGTAGGTAGAGCCCATAAAGTATCTGGTTGGGAAGAAACTTACAAAATACTAACAGATGTATACAGTTGAAATCGTAAAAGATAGATTTTGGATCGTAGAAGATGCAGGAATAAAACTCGGCCTTATTCGTAAGACCCAGTCTTCTGACTTTGAAGTTATCATGCAGGATGCTCTAGCTATAGAAACTCTACCATTCGATGCTCTTACTTCAAAGTACGGAAGTAAAATACTAGAATCTAAACAAGTCAAAAAGATTGAAAGTGTTGAATACGGCAAGGACTTGGATGAAGTTGAGGGGTACCCTGCTAAACATAAAGGCTTCAACAAAGCACTAGATAATTCAGGTATACCAGTGTATACTAAAACTGAAACATCAAAGGTATTCTATGCTGCTGGTTATTATGGTCTTGCATTCCCCGGCGCAGGCTGGAAGAATACATATTGCGTAAAGCGTGAGACTCTTGATAACTACAAGTACATAGGACCATTTAAATCTAAGACACAGTTAGAAGCGGAGATAAATCGTGCAAGTGTACAGTAACATTAAAAAGTTTATAGCAACTACAGCACGTGCAAATCAAAAGAACGAAAGACAAGTCCGCATGTCTTTAGAAGAAGCAACTAAATTACAAACAGAAATAAGTCTGTTGTTGCTAGAATTAAAAGAGGCCGAGAAAGGCCCTCGTATAACAACATTAGACGGAGGAAAATTCTAATGCCAGATTTTAACGCAGTGATGATCATAGGTCATTTCGTAGTAAGTATTTTTAATGTGCCACTTGGTCAACCATTATATCAATTTGTTCCATTTCCAAATATGGAAGTTTGCCAAGAACATGTGCAATATCAAGCAACACCGCAGGGTGGACATACAATGAGTATAGAATATAAGATGTATAAGAATGCGCAATGTGTTACTAAAGAAGAGTTCGAAGCACAGATGAATGCCCAGAGACAAAAAGTTCCTGCTCCACAAGATACTTTACCTGATACAACTCCAATTATTCCAAAAGGTTGGGAAAAAAAGTAAAAGATAAATACATGGGTAACACTCTCTGAGAGGAGCCTATATGACACAGATTAAAAAATTCTTTAAATTTATATTCGATGCATTAGCATCTACATGGATTTATAAATCAACATCTAAAATAATAAAGAACCCATTAATGTTAGTATTAACACTAGCAGTGGTGGGTTTATCAGTTAATCAAGGGCGTATGTATTATGACAATTTCATGGTAGAATACAAACGATTAAATTCAGAAAAACAAGAAAAAGAAGACGATACATCAGATAATCTAAAATTTACAAAACTAGATGAATTCCTATATTCATTAACTGGATCAGTTGGTGAAGGTGACTGCGATAGAATTGTACCAGATATGCCAAGTGATTTTACTTTAGTGTTAGAAAGCCCCGGCGGCAATCTTGCTGAAGGTTCATGTTTAGCAGCACACATCAAACTACGAAATGTTGTGACTGTTGTACGTGATACACCTATTATGAATGCTGACGGTAAGGTTGTATACACGCCTGGTTTAGTAGGAGAAGAGTTAGAAATTGATCACTTAAAAGAAAAGACTGTATGCGCATCAGCGTGTGGGCTTATGTTCTTAGGTGGCGACAGACGATATCTTATAGGGGAGGTATGGTTCGGCATTCATGGTCCAGGTACTCCACGTGAGCTTATCGGTAAAATAAATCCATTACAGGCAGAATCAAGTGCATATCGTACTGCTTCTAACTTACTAGGGTTACTAGAACGACTGGGCGTTGAAGATCCAGAAGTTCGTAAATTATTTGTTCAAGTCCCAAATCAAACGATGTACTGGGTGCATCCAAGAGATTTTAAAGCAAAACCAAACATTATTAAGTTGGCGACTAATTATGTTAATTTTTGGGGTTTGACAACAGCGAATTTAGATCCAATTTAAATCGCTCAAATGGAGGACTAAAAAATGTTAAAGAGTTTCTTTGCAACACCAGATCGTGCATTGTATGCTTGGCTAATGTTAGCTTGGCTACTATTCATCGGTTGGTATAACGTACAAATTCTCGTATACTACAACGCATGGAACCGAGAGTTCTATGACGCAATACAAACACTACAAGAAGAAAGATTTTGGCAACTGTTCTGGAGTTTTGATCCAGCACGATTTATAGATTTCATTACTTTTGGTATGGATGAAACGACAACAGTTCCTAGCTTCTTAGAAATCTTAATTATCTATATTCCAATGGCAACATATGCTACGTGGCAAACACAACGTTATACATTCGCTTGGCGTGAGGCTAATACATTCCACTATCTACGTAGATGGGAAACATCAACCGCAAAGATTGAAGGTGGTTCACAGCGTATTCAAGAAGATTTAATGATCTTTGGTAAAACATTACAAGCACTATTCACAGGCTTTGTAAACAAGATTTTTATTCTAGCAGCTTTCATTCCAGTGCTATGGACATTGAGTGAAGGCCTTCCTATCTGGAACGGTCAAATCATTCCTGGGTTCTTAGTATGGGTAGCACTTACAATGAGTATCGGTGGTACACTACTATCATTCCTATTAGGTATTAAACTACCAGGACTTGAGTATAACAACCAAGTGGTTGAAGCTAAGTTTCGTAAGAAACTAGTACACTCAGAAGATGATTTCGGTGAGAGACTAACAGCAGACTTGTTTCCAATGTTTGCGGCAGTTAAGCGTAACTACTATCGTCTATTCAACTATTATATGGGCTTTGGTGTTTGGCAAACAGGCTTCTCACTATTAGCTGGTAATGTTGCTATCATCGTATTGGCACCAAGTTACTTTGCTCAGTTGATTACATTCGGTGTTCTTATTCAGGTGCTTAACGCATTTGGTCGAGTAGAGGGTGCGTT